TCCGTGGCTTTCCCTCCAAACTCAACCGGATTTACGTCAGCACTCCAGACACGGGCAAAAGCTGTCCCGAGTGAACCGCGGCCGGTTGAGTCATAGAATACATTTGAAGCCGGGATGTTTTTAGATGCACAGTCCTTCTTTACGAACTCAGCGATTTGATCTTCCGGTGTTTTCCGTTCGTTTTCCGGGACGGACTTCGGATAAACGATAATCGGAATCACTACTGGTCTGCCGCAGGAAATTACCGAAATGCCGTTAATATCCAAACCGAACTCAATCTCCCCACCTACGCACCGATCTCCACCGTAAGAAGCGTCCAGAGCGTAGACTTTTATGGTCTTTAATCCCCTCCACACAACATCCAGTTGCGCCCCGAATTGCCGGACCATATCCCTTGTGACAACCTTGTGCTCGTTGATCCCAGGTTTACGGATTCCGATAACCTGATTCCAGTATTCAACAGAGTTTTTAGTCCAAAAGTTGACAACGTAATCAATGTCCTTTTGGTTGAGCAGGTATTGATATTTCCCAGGTTCCTTTATTGCCGGTGAATCCGTTCCAACCAATTGTACCGTGACACCGCCCATGCGGTTTCTCCATGTAGTGGTTGTCTCCGGTTCAGGTTGTGACTCCCATCCCTCTTCAGGTTCGGAAATCTTGTCCAACGGATCTCCTTCCCCAATCGGGTTGCCAATGAATATCCCCTTGAAATCTCCTTTGTTAAGATTGGAAAGAGACGACAAATAAGGCGATAACATCAACTGAACCTCATCGCCAAGAAGCCGTCTGCGTTTCTGTTTTATGCCGCAGTAGTTTTTTAAGCCTTGCCACTGTCCGTTAGAGCCAATCGTTGGAATACAAATAATCCCTCGGCGCATATCACGGGGTTCGCCGTGGTCGGTTCCGCCATCGGTGAAAATTCCGTGGGAAGAATCGAGAAGATTGCCGGGAGCCGAAGGCCAAACTTCCAATGCCCTGTTGAACAGGCTTTTCAAATCACCCCAGACTCGAAGTTCCAACCCACGAATATCCGTGGACGACATGAGAATCAAAGTGTCATTCGGGAAACAGAAATAATCCGTCAGACCGAACTTGGCCATTGATCTTGTTTTTGAAGAGTCTTTAGGCCCGAGAACGGCAGTTATTGTCTCCTCCACAAACGATTTGAGCATCAAATCACTCCACCTATGATGATCGTCTTCAGGCCAAATCAGAGATTGAATCCGTCGATAGTGGAAAAATAATCCTCTCCCGAACTCCTTTCCGTCTTTCATCCAACGCCCGCCGCGTTTAATGGCTTCGCGTTCTATCAGGATCTCCCAGTTATCAACGTCGATATCCCACAATTCCCCGTATCGTTCCCCAAGTCTCTTTGGGATTTTCTTTGGGAGAGCCATTACTGAGCCTCAAACCCAGCGCGCTTTGGTTGAGATTCCAGATTCTTTCCTTGTTCGTTCAAGAACAGTAACCGCCCATTCTGGGAACCTCTTTCGTAAACCCTCTGAAGCAACGCAATTCTCTGTTCGTCTGTGAAAGATTGGAAATTTGGATTCGTCACAATCAATTGCACAACGTCCAACCGATGTTTTCCAACCAGTTCCGACAGGCGTTCGTACTGTTTGGAATTGAGTTGATAGCTCTGGTTTCTCACCGTCAATCGCCGCGAAGGAATCGACGGAATCACGCTTGGATCAGCCGTCTTTCTCCAGAGTCTATACAACTCCAACGCCACAGGATCGCTTGTCACTTGACGGCCTTTGGTAACGTCGAACAATTGATAAATCAAAGCGTTCGATCCTTCCGGAGTTTCCTTCATCGGTCTGCCCCATAGATCCCGTTTCAACGGCATGTAATCATCCAAACCAAGGAACCCAAGACGGGTCTTAACCAGATTCTTAACGCGCTCTTTGAATTCAGGCTCTTTCATGTCCACCTGATATTCCCGCATCGTTCGGCTGACTGCCGTGAATGAATTTGGAATCGGAATCGACAATGCAGTTCCCATGATTGAATTGATGTAGGAATCAATATCCCCCTTCAGTATCGCATCCAAAGCCGCCGCCGTACCCTTGAGCATGGTCTGTTGGATTCCAAACCGCATTTGTTGTAGAACGCTATCCTGCAAAAGAGACGCAACCATGTTTTCGGATTGATCCATCTTCTTCTTTTCGAAGTCACGGCCAATGTTTGCAACCATGTAAAGCATCGAGCCACCGATGAATCCTGAACGGAAAATATCCTTCGTTTCGTCTCCAGCACGATACCCGAAATCCTCTTTGGACGGTGTTTGGCCTTTCGAATATCGCTGAAACGTTCTCCGAAGGGCGCTGATATTGACGTGATTCGGAGGCATCACTTCTTGAGCCAGAATCCTTGCCCGTTGTTCTTCATCGGGTTGATCCAGAGACGGAGAAAGAATCCCCTTATGATAAAGCCAATACCCAGCAGCAGTCACAGCAGACCCAAGAACAAATCTGGATGCGGCCATTTCAGCGCCACGGATGTTTCCGCGTTTAGCCTCAAAAGCCGTCTGACCCAAAGCAACCAACGGATTCCAACTCAGGATTTCCTTTGTGACATTCCACGGAGTCAGCCTGTATATGGCACCAGCCATAGACGCAGCCAAATCTGCGGTATCACCGCCTTTTTCCTTCAGCAACCGATTGAAGTAATTCAAAGCCGTGCTCGACTGTTGAAACACCGCCCGTTGCATCTCGTTCTCGACCCTCGATAGGGTTTCGCGATCAAGAAACAGTTCCGGGAACTTCTGGGCGAACGCCCATTGGCTTTGTGGGACTTTCTTCAGTTGGAACGCTTCGGAAAGTATCCTGGAACGAGCCGCCAGTTTTGGAGCAATGTCGCCCACTGACAACCCGCGCAACATGATTTCAGCCGGAACTGCAAACGTGGATTCCAACGCCATTCCAACACGATCCATAAAAGGAACCCGTCCGCCAACGGTTGGTACATCCGGGGTTTTACTGAGGAGATTTACCATAGCCTGAATCGGATGCAGGCCAGCCCGTGATTCGCCTTTGACGACGTTCCCTGGCCCCCAACGCAGAATAGCCGGAATCTGTTTAAGCCCTTCCCATGCCCCTTTAGAAGCCGCACTCGTTCCATGAACAGGATGAACGGCAATTTCCCTTGGTCGGCTTCGCAGGTACGAATCTATGATGTCAATGACGGCAGCACCCCCTCGGTTTGCCTGTCGGAACGGGAGTCCGCTGATATTTCCAACGAAATTCGCAAACTGAGAAATTGGAGTCAGGGTGTTCCCCTGAATAATGGCTTTCAGAAGCGCGGCAATACTCCGGTGTTGGTACTGGTGGATAAGCCGTTGGACTTCCAAATCGGATTTGTCGGCTTCGTTCAGTGCCCTCTGAGCCGTGGTTGCATTTTCGTCAGTTGGATCTTTTCGCCAGTCATCCTTGGCTTTTTCCAGTTCTCGATTCTTTCGGATGCTTTCTTGAGCTTTGGTTCGAACTTTTTCACGTTGCGATTCCTTTAATGGATCACGGCCAGCTTTCCGTAATCCGGCATTTACCAGATCAACCACCGACTGAGGATTAACTCCTTTCAGAAGTTTGAATTGATTCACCAACTGACCGAAATTTGTTCCTTCGCGTGTTAGAGCTACAAACACATCGTAAGCGGCATCATTGTTTCCAGATTTGAAAAACCGGTTAGCTTGTTCCAACCGAGCAGCAACGTAGATATTCGAATGAATCTGAACCGATGATAATTCGGCATCAGACATTCCTGAAACCAATGCTGCTACATCGGGGGTTTTCTGAGTTGGATAAAAACTCTCAGGAGCTTCAGCAATCCGAGTTCTGACTTCCTGTGGAATATCTGGTGATTCAGTCGCACGAGCGGCACTCCGACGCATCTGGATTTCTTCCGCGTTCTCAACCGGAAACCGTTCCGGTGAACCTTCAGGAGTAGCCATCTGCATTGGGCGATCTGTTTTAGCCTGTTCGGACCAGTAAGAACGCACCTTTATTTCATCGAACTTAACCTTTTCAGACTTCAAATGCTGAATAAAGACCTCGATTGCCTCAGCAATAGTTTTACCGGCTCGAATAGCCGTTTGCATCACGTCCAAACCAGTATTCCAGACTGACCGCGCAATCTCAGGAAATGGATTAGCCCCAACTTGACCCTTCCCTTTTATCTTCAGGGATTCGAGTTTGTCGATCAGCGAAGGATATAAATCTCTAATTAATGAAACAGCAGCCGATTCAGCAGAAGGAAATTTTTCCAGTGAAAAATCACCAACTACACGCCACCCGCCTTTAGGTGATTGAGAGACATTCCCCAAAACTCTACCCGATACATCAACAACACTTTTACGATGTGGAACATTAGTATCTTTCAGA